CATGGGACTTGACCTGAGCTGCCGGGAAGCAATACCAAGGTGAGCGGCCCGATGCTAGCCGGCAGGGCAGGAAATACTTAGAACTACTGGGGGAAGGGATGAACAGTCGGGATGTTGTGGTAAGTTCAGTGAGCCGTGATGAGCAGCTGCCTATGGAGAACGCCGAGTACCACGCGCTGACCAGCGTGGTCAGCAAGAGCCACCTCGACCTAGTGGCGCGCAGCCCGCTGCACTACTGGGCGCGGTACGTGGACCCGAAGCGCGTGGAGCCCGAGCCGACTGCGGCCATGCTGCTGGGCACCGCGGTGCATACCCACATCCTCGAGCTGCCCGAGTGGGACGCGCGCTACATCGCGGCACCGGACGGCATCGATCGCCGCTACAAGGCGGGCAAGGAATTGTGGGCAGCATTCGAGGCCGAGAGCGTGGGCCGTACGGTGATCAGCCGTACCGACGCCGAGCTGGTGATGGCAATGGGCCGCGCGGTGCATGGCCACCCGGCTGCGGCCTACCTTTTGGGGCTGCCGGGCAAGGCTGAGACCACGCACATGTGGACCGATGAGGCCACGGGGCTCGAGTGCAAATGCCGGCCCGACTGGCTGCTCGATGACGGCAGCCTGATCGTGGACCTGAAGACGACCGAGGACGCGAGCCCGGCGGGCTTCAGCAAGAGCATCGCTGCGTATCGGTACCACGTGCAGGCGGCGCACTACCTCACGGGGGTCGAGCGCGCGACAGGCCGCCGGCCCGATCAGTTTGTCTTTTGCGTAGTCGAGAAGCGCCCGCCCCATGCGGTGGCCGTCTATGCCGCTGACGCGGAGATGGTGGCGGCCGGGCAGGTGACCGCTGCGCGCGACATGCTGCTGCTGGCTGAGTGCCGCGATGCCGACTATTGGCCGGCCTACAGCGACCAGATCGAGACAATCAGCCTGCCGGCGTGGATGCGCCCACGGGCCGATGGCAGCGTGCCGGTGGCACCGGCCGAGCAGATCGAGACGTTCTGATGGACCAGCTCGCGAACCTAGCCCTGATCGCGATCACCACGTGGTGCGGCGCAATCTTCCTCTCACACCTAACCGACGCATCGCTGGCGACAGCGGCGGCCGGTTCCTTCTTCATCCTGATGGCCCTTAAGTCATGACCGAATCCACCGCACTGACCACCAGCTCGAGCGGCTCGGTGTTCTCAGGCATCCAGGCATTCGAGGATGCGCAACGCATCGCGAAGGCGCTGGCCAGCTCGACACTCATCCCGCCTCAGTTCCAGGGGCAGAACGGCTTCGCGAATTGCCTGGTGGCGCTCGAGATCGCCAGCCGGATGCGGATGAGCCCGTTCCAGGTGATGCAGAACCTGCACATCATCCACGGCCGGCCTAGCTGGTCGAGCCAGTTCATCATCGGCCTGATCAACGGCTGCGGCCGGTTCAGCCCGCTGCGCTACGAGATCAGCGGCACCGGCGACAGCCTGGCCTGCTACTGCGTGGCCACCGAGCTGGCCAGCGGCGCCGACCTGAAAGGGCCGGTGGTGAGCATGGCGATGGCGAAGAAGGAAGGGTGGGCCACCAAGAGCGGCAGCAAGTGGCAGACCATGCCCGACCTGATGATTCGCTACCGGGCCGCGGCGTTCTGGGGCCGGCTCTACATCCCCGAGCTGCTGGTGGGGATCCAGACCGAGGAGGAGGTGGTGGACGTGCAGCCGGTGACGGTGCGCGCGGCTGAGCCTGAACTGCCGAAGGCAACGCTGGAAGACCTGAACGCCAAGATCAAGCAACCGAAGCCGACCGTGGCCGCTGAGCCCGTGGGAGAGGATCCGAACGATGACATCTTCTGAGTATCTGACCCCGCGCGAGCTGGCTGCTCGATGGCGGAATATCGTCTCGCTCAGCACGCTCGACAACTGGCGCAGCAGCCAGAACCGTGGGCCGCGCTTTGTGAAGATCGGCGGCCGCGTCCTCTACCCCGTGGATGAGGTCGTGGCCTACGAACAGCGCAACCTGCGCGGCCTGCCAAACAATCCCTCGCAACCCAACCGATGAGCTTCTCTGTGAATGGCGCACTGTTCAAGCAATCCGCTGCCGACTGGCAGAAGCGGATGGGCGACCGCTACGAGGCCGGCAAGAACTACCCCGAGTTTGATGGCGTGCTGAATGTGCCCGCCGACCAGGCCTATGCGCTCGCGCAGTATCTGATGAATGCCCAGCCCCAAGGGGATCGGCAGGAAATCCCGGTGCGGCTGAGCGGGTGGGCCAAGACCGCCAGCAGCGGGGTGAAGTACCTCAGCATCGTGGCCAAGCCCGACTACAAGGTGCAGAAGGCGATCGAGGAGGCTGCGGTGGCACCAGCTGCTGCTGCCAGCCTTGCGCAGGCCACGGGAGGCGTGGTGAGCGAGATCATCGACGCCGATCTGTTCTGATCACATCAGCTCGAGCTCTAGCCGCGCGATCTCATTGACCGCGGCCTGGAGCATCTCCTGCTGGTGGTAGCACTGGCGGAGGAGCTGAGCGGCGACGCTGCCGGCCTGGGGATGCTTCTCCAGCCGGCGGCAGTCGGCCTCGATCTGGAACTGTTTTTCTGGCGGGATCTCAACCGCCAGCCACTGACCGAAATCCATTTTTTTGGGGCGGAACTGCCCCATGGTGCCCATGAACTGCCCGAAGTGCAGCTGCCCCCGCCACCGGGCAGCGGTGACGAATAGCAAGCCCGCCGACCAGACGGTGCGCCGGCGGGTGTGCCTGGACTGCGGCCACGCATGGTTCACAGCCGAGGCGGAGGTGAGCCGGTATGCGGTGGGGTGGTGCTCGGGGCACGCGAGCAAGCCGGTGCTGCGGGTGCCGGTGACGTTGACGCTGAGCCACGTGGAGGTGGGCCAGGTGGGACCGAAGCCGCGGCAATGTGAAGAACTGTCACAGCCGGGATGATGCGCTGCCGGCGGTGGGCCATGATTAGCGCACGGCCGACGAGGCCACCGCTTCTCCACCCATGCTCACCGCCACCCACGCCTTCTGCGAATACAAAGTGACCATGGCGCACACCGACCGCCCCTGGGACACCGTGGTGATCGAGCGCTTCAATGGCAGCTCTGCTGAGCGCGACGCCAAGCGCCTCGCCGCATCCCTCACCGGCATCGAGAACGCCATCGTTCAGGTGTCCTGCGCTCAGTGCTGGTGATCACCATGCTCACCACCACTGTTCTGGTGATCTGGAAGCTGCTGATCCCGATGCTGCTTCTGGTCGCCGTGATCGACTGGCTGACCGCTTCAGATGATCGCCGCGTGCGCGTCCTGCGCCGCACCGGCCTCAGCCAGCAGCAGATCGCCACCCGCCTCAACCTCTCCCGCTATCGCGTCCGCAAGGCGCTCGCATGATGCTCACCAACCCCATCATCAACCGCATCGCCATCGTGGTGCTGCTGTTCTGCCTCTACGCCGCCGGTTACGACTCCGCCAAGCAGGAGACCGTCAAGGCGCACCACAACTGCGCCGCTGAGCATCAGCCGCTGAAGCCATGAGCGACGCCGTTATCCGCCCTGCGTTCATGGCGATCACCAGCACAGGCGGCTACATCGGTCGCATCTTCTGGAACAACAGCGGCATCCATCCCGATTTCCCCCGCTGGGGTGAGATCCATTTCATCCCCGACCCAATGACAGGTGGTTCATGGGCTGTATGGGCAGGGCTCTATGGCGTCGTCGCTCAGATCGTCAACTGGAGGTTTTATGACCATGACTGAACGCCGCTTCTACTTCCAGATCAGGTCGGCCAACGTGCTCGAGTGCGTGCTGGCCACCAGCCTCACCGAGGCCAAGCTGATCGCCGCCGACACGTGGCTGCAGTGGTGGTCTGAACTCGAATGGCTGGACTCCGAAACCATTACCCACCCGATCACCCATGGCTAAGACCACCGGAGCAATGCTGCCGTGGCAGTGGCAGGACGAACCGAACCAGAGCCAGCACGGCGAAGGCATCAGCCGCCCGCGGCCCAAGGCCCGCACGAAGGAGTTCCGGCTGATCGTCTATCCCAAGGGTGCCCGGCCCATGACGTGGATCACGCAGGCCGAGACGAAGCGCGCCGCCATCCGCTACGCCGAGGCCCGCTGGCCCGGTGCTGCTGTGGAGGTGGTGTGATGGCGACGCCAGAGCAGTGGGCCGACACGGAGCGTTGGGCTCAGCAGTACGGCCACGCACAAGCCTGCATCCTTGAACTCCGCGCCAGGGTCGAGGTGCTGGAAGCTGCGGCGCACAAACACATCGTCGAAACCAGTGCCAACATTTTGGCGTTGGCGAGCCGGCTCGAGGCGCTGGAAGTTGCCAAGCGCCCAGCGTCAAGGGTTCACGAAATCAGCAAGCCGCTGCGGCTAACGCCGGATCAGGTGCAGCAAGCCCTTGACCAGTTGCGACCCAAGTCCAAGCCATCTCCTAATTCCTCCCAAATTGGCAGGTCGCTGGTGGAGCGGGTAAAGGCGGTGATTGAGCTGGAGGATGAAAAGCACTACTGGCCATCCCCCGAGACGAGCGCAGCCGACCCGGCCCGCGCCGACATGGCCCGCGCCGCAATCCGTGAAGTGGCCTTGTGGCTTAACGAAGCCCCTTTGGATCTTTACCCCGGCGATCGCGGCATCGTCGTCAATGCCCTCTATGACCAAGCAAACAAATGACTGACTACAAGTTCGTTCCATTGAACACTCTTGAAAATCGCCTCGGCGACGCTCTTGGCCTTGCAATCAGCATGATCCGCAAGCCCGAGACCATTGACAACAAGACCATGGCTCAGATCGAAGCACCATTTAAAGAGTGGTGCGATGCCCTTGTTGATGGGGGTCTGTTAAATGACTGACCTCTCCCCCGCCGCGCGGGCGGTCCTGAATGGGTTTCGCGCTGTGCCAACTCTTATGGATGCGCCGTCTATTGCCGGTGCTCTGCGCGCTGCTGCGGATCAGGTGGTGCCAATCCCGCGCCTTCCCTATGACTCTTGTTGCGATGTTCACGCGGCAGCCATACGCGCCGAACTCCTTGCCATCGCCGCCGAGCTGGAGGCCAGCCGATGACCGACATGCGCGCGAGAATCAGCCAGCTGATCACCGACAGCGGGACCTACCGCCAGGGCCAGCAGGATGAGCGCCAGCGGCTGGTGAGCATGATCGACATCCGCATCGATCAGCTGCGCACCGTGGCCGGCATCCGCAACCGCGAGCAGCTCTGCGCTGAGCTGCTCTACCTCCGCCAACACCTAGAACCATGAATCGCGTCCAACTCGACCAGCAGCGCGCCGACATGCTCGAGGCCCTCTACGAGCGCAGCGGCCGCGATGATCTGCCCTACGGCCACCCGCTTCGCTGCACCTACACCGGGCTGTGGCAGGAGTTCGCGCTGGAGATGGCGGCCAACTTCCGCGACACCGATTACCCCGAGCTGCTGGACAACGTGGTGCGCGCGATCGATGCCACCGAGTCGGTGATGACGCAGAAGCAGGGCCAGCAGGCGATCGAGGTGTGCCGCCAGCAGCTGCTCGGCCGGTGGCGGTGATGCCCAGCCCGTTCACCGAGATGAAGTGCCCGCAATGTGGTGGGCGCTTCAGGTGCGACAGCTCCGAGCGCAGCTATGACGGCCAGGTGCGCCGTCAGCGCCGCAAGTGTTACGACTGCGGCCATCGCGGCACTGAGTACGCCGTGACGCAGGAGTTCTTCAATGAACTGATCGCCGCGCGTGAGATCGTGACGAAACTGGCCAGCCACTACTGGGAGCTCACCCAATGACCGACCAGATCAACCCGGACCACTACAAGCGCGGCCCGGTGGAAGCGATCGACGTGATCGAGGCCGCCATCGCCGATGCGCCGCACATGGTGCCGGCCTACCTGCAGGGCCAGGCGCTGAAGTATCTGCTGCGCCTCTGGTGCAAGGGCAACTCGCTCGAGGATGCCAAGAAGTGCCGGTGGTACATCGACCGGCTGATCGGCAAACTGGAGGCATGATGCAGCTGCCCAGCCTGAACCTGATCGAGCGCCTGGCGCTGTGGATCTTGGTGCGCAGCCACCGCACCAGCCTGGTGGTGGTGAAGGAGCTGCACTGGCCCGAGGTGTTCGTCGCCGCGGACCAGCGCGATGAGGTCGCCTGCTACGTGACCAGCGGCCAGCAGGATGAGCCGGCCTCGCACCTGCTCGAGCGGCTCTACCACTCACCGGCCTACGGCGAGTTCGAATGATCAGCCTCCACGCCGGCCGGCTGCTGCTGTTCTGCGATCGTGCAGACCGGACGTGGCACTGTCGGGTGAACCTCGGCCCCAGAGCCGAGCACCAGCTGGAGGCTGATACGGGCACCATCCAGCTGCAGGAGGCGCTGCTTCGCGCTCAGCGCATCTACCAGGCCGCGGTGCTGCGCATCAGGCCGGCGAGCTCGCCGCGGATGTGCTGGGATTGCCTGCAGTGGGAGCCGGCCCGCAAGGCCTGCACGCTCGGCTTCCCTGAGGCTCGCCAGACTGGTGGCAGGTTTGCCGCGCGGTGTGACATCTATGAACCCGCCGATCGTCCTGAGCCGCACTGATCGCGGCGCCGGCTACATCGAAACTCTCGAGCCCGCTGGTGGTGGGGAGCTCTACTACCGCAGCTGCGCCAACGGCTACTGCCGGTATAGCTCCGATCTCTGGCAGGCCGAGATCTACCTAGACCACCTTCTCGCTCGCTGACCCTATGGGGTATTTCAACTGCACCACCACCCGAGAGGCCTACTACCTCTCGCTGGCCAACCGGCCGAGGCGCGCGAACGCCAGCAGCCCCTACAGGGGCGTCTCCCGGAGCACCAACCCGAAGCTGCCATGGCGCGCTGCACTGGGCTACCGGGGCCGGCGCTACTACCTCGGCATGTTCGCCACCGAGCTCGAGGCGGCCAAGGCCTACAACCGTGCAGCGCTGCGGATTATCGGCGATCATGCCGTGATCAATCCGCTGCCCGACTGATGACGCTGCCCCTGATGATCGAGCTGCTGGTGGGCTACGCCGTCGCGTGCTGCTTGGCGCTCTGGCTGGCGTCGAAGATCCTGCCGTGATTGAGGTGTGGAGGTGGCGCCGGCTCTCGCGCCTGCACGCCTCACCGCAGCCTCCACACTGCGGAATGCCCAGCGATTGAATCGTTGGACTGGAAGACTAGCAGTCTCCGGCCACCCAGCGCGCGATCGCCCACTCGCCCATCGCGGACCAGAACGGCTGCGCGCGATACCAGTCCACCCAGCCCTTGTGGCCCTTCTGGCTGTTGCACATCAGGCAGCAGCTGATCAGGTTCTCCCGCACCGTCAGGCCGCCGTGGACCTTGGGCACCACGTGGTCGAGCGTTGGGCTCCGGCCCAACGGATCGCCGCAGTAGGCGCACCTGTAGTTCCAGGCCAGGTGGATCTGATCGCGGGCTGACCTGCGGGTGACCAGCCGCGTCTCATCAATGTGGTGCCGATCCACCGATGTCTTCGGGCAGGGTGAACAGCTCGATGGCCAGGTCGAGGAGGTCATCCTCCGAGTGGATGAACTCGGCGATCTGGCTGTAGAGGTCGGCGGGGAGCTGGTCGGGGTCGGTGTCGCTGCGGATGATCACCTTGGCGGTGATCTCGGCGATGTGCGCGCGCATGGGCGTGGCCCCGGCTTGGCCCACGGTAGCGACGGAAACCCGTGTGAACGATTGTGAACGCGCTGGCCCGATCGCGGATGCTCCCCCGCCTGTGGTGTAGGATTCACACATCGACAGCCACCCACTCCGATGACCCGCTTCAACCCCACCCGCACCGCCGCCGAGATCGCCGCCTTCAAGGCTCAGAACCTCGCCCAGCCCTCCAAGGTGGTCGTTCTCAAGCCCGCAGCCAAGCCTGCCCGCAAGTCCCAGCATCAGCAGTGGCAAGAGTTCCGCACCGAGACTCTGGGCATGATCGAAGCCGCCAAGCGCGAGCGTCACTTCCACATCCTTCCCCAGCTGATGCAGCGCCTGACCACCGCTGACACCATGCTCGCCAACCGGGCACTGGTCTGATCCCTCACCGGGCCGCTCCGGCGGCCCTAACTTCGCCTCCATGAACTTCACTCACGACGACTACATCGCGCAGGGGCTGTGCCCCCCGTGCCCCAGAGCGCGCTACATCCCCAGCTCGTCGCCTTTTTGCGCGGGTGATATGTGGCTTCCTGACGACAGCCGCGGCGAGAGATTCATCGCTTGGGAGCAGCATTGTATGGCCACCGGCGGCGTGTGGACCGTTCGACTCTGGTGGGTGCCCCAGTCTGAGCTGCCGATCCAGCCGCTGCCATGACCCAACTCGACCCCGACTACGACGACATCCCCGAGGATCTGCCCGAGGATGACGACGACGACCACCCCAGCCTGACCGCTGCCGAACGCAACCCATCCCTGAAATGACCTACGCCATCGAGATCGGCCCTTGGCACGTCGGGCCGTTCACCACCCACATCGCCGCGCAGCACTTCGCCGAGACCCACGGCCTCGATGATTTCCGCATGATCCAGCTCGATGACCCGGCCGAAGCACCCGGAAAGATCCACCGGCTGCGCAGGGCAGCGCTGCAGCCAACGCAGATCTGAGCGCTGCGCGAATAGTGCGCAAATGGCCTCGGCGAGCTTCTCAAGCCCGTCGGGGCTGTCTGTCTAAGCGGCTGATTTTGCGGGGTTATTTGGTGCCCAGGGGCGGAATCGAAC